ATCTGATTCTATCTGATTCCTTTTTTTCCTTACACGTTTTCTATATAGTCGTTTACCTTTTTCATCTGAGCCTTTTTTTTTTCCATCCCTGATGTACATACCTTTTCTAATTTAATAGACATCTGTAATATTGCATATTTAAACTATTCTATAGCCACTTATTTATGCTTACAGTTCTTATTACTACAAGTGGAACAGGATCTCGACTAAATCATTTTACTAAATACACAAATAAGTCTTTAGTAAAATTAGGAGATAAACTTGCAATTTGTTATATTATTGAACAGTATGCTGAAGATACTGAATATATCATTACTCTTGGCCATAAAGGAAATCTTGTTAAGGATTTTTTGCTTCTTGCCTATCCATCTCGTACGTTTATCTTTGTAGAGATAGATAAGTTTGAAGGCCCTGGCTCAAGCCTGGGGTATTCAATGCTAAAAGCTAAGGACCATCTGCAGAAACCTTTTGTATTTCACTGCTGTGATACGATTCTAAGAGAAAAGATCACATTTACGTCATCGAATACTGTTTTTGTTGCAAAGAATAATGATTATCATTCGTATGCAACCATCATAACATCGGGAGATAATGTAATTTGCTTGAATAAAAAGGGTGAGCCTAAGAATGATTATATCTACATTGGCATTGCATACTTCAAAGACTTTGACATCTTCTGGAACAAGCTTGAGACAATATATTTATCTAATCCATCTGACAGCTCACTAAGTGATATTCACTCGATTCAAAAGATGATACAGGAATCTTATCACTTTACTTACTCAGTTGTCTCAACGCATTTTGATACAGGAAATCTGAAGAGGTATAGTGAAGCACGCAACTATTTTAAATCAAGCTATGATATTCTTGAAAAGGATAATGAATCTCTTTGTTTTTTTAATGATCGCGTTATTAAATTCTTTCACGACTCTGATATAAATACAAAACGTGTACAGCGAGGAAAATCGCTCTATCCCTTATGCCCTAAGATTCTTGATTCAAAGAATAATTTTTTCTGTATGGAACTCATACAAGGAACTGTTCTATCTGAATATTATTCATATGGTGAAATCTCAAAGCTACTAGAATGGGCCAAAGCGAATCTATGGATCAATAAGATGGTTAATGATAACTATAAGTCAGTATGTTCATCATTTTACTACACCAAAACAATTGATCGTATTCATAACCTACCTTTTCTTTTAACCGAAGTAAAAACAATTAATGGTATTTATATTGGATCAATACAAGACGTATTATCTCGTGTTAACTTTGATTCGTTGTGCACAAGTAATTTTTCACAGTTTCACGGAGATTTCATTCTCGAAAATATAATAAAGAAACCCAATGGAACATACAGTCTTATTGATTGGCGCCACGAATTCGGTTCAGAAGTTCAGTATGGAGATATGTATTATGATCTAGCAAAGCTAAAACATAATATAATCTTTAATCACAAGAATATAACGAATAAGCTATTTACAATTGAAGAACAAGGAAATGGTGTGATTGTTGATCTCAAATGCAATTACTTTTTAATAAAACAGCTGGATGATTACAATGATTTCATTAAGAAGAATGGTCTCGATTCTAAAAAGATTGATATCTTAATGTCGCTTATCTGGCTTAATATGTCATCCTTATATGAAGAGCCACTCAGCAAGTTCTTGTATTACTTTGGTAAGTTTAATCTATTTATACATTCACAGTAGCCCTTCCATATGCATCTTCAAGTCGTACTACATCCCATAACTCATTTGTAGATGTTTCCATATATAAGCAATCTTCCACCGCTTCCATTCTGTGAACGGTGTAAGGTTCAATTGTAATTGTCTCGCCAGGCCCATAGATCTTTCTTGTTAGATCCTCAAGACTTGTTCCAATGGAAATAAGTAGGGTGCCAGTAAGAACTACAATGGTCTCCTTCTTGAGTTCGTGATACTGAATGCTACACTTGTGCCCCTTCTTCATAAAGAGTTTCTTAACTACGTACTTATCATTGCACTCCACAAGTTCTTCGTATCCCCAAGGCTTCTCATTCTTTGTAAACAGAAAGCGATCAGAAATTGTTATATTCTTTGAATTCAGATCTACATTTTCTAGACCCTGGTTTCTAACAAGATTAACTGCGTACGCAGTGTTCCTAGTACCCTTAGTCTTTCTATCATTTAGTACTATACGATCACCATTAGGAAGTCCCATTAAGAGATCATCATATACAATTCCATATTGCTTCAACTGCGCTTCTGTTGCAGCTCTAGTTGATTCTTTGCGACCCGTTGTTAGGATAATACGATAATTTGCGCGATCCCAGCTGCGAATTGCAGTTAAAACACCAGGTAAAGGTCCACTCAAATCTGAGAAATTCTTTGTTATATCACCTGTATGAGGTACTAGTGTTCCATCAATATCACAGAACAGTGTCTTGGGTGCTGACATATAGTAAGTATCCATTTGCATCTTTAGATCTTATAAGTTTTCTATAAATTGTCTAAGAGTCGATTTGACAGTAGTATCTAAATTCGGATAATTATTCTTAATCTCAATAAATTCAGCATTGCTAAAGACATAGTGTCCACAAATGAGGATTAATTTATCTTTATCGTCATATGGATTAAAAGTAGACGATACCCACTTCCTCCATTTATCTGAAGACAAGCAAATCTGAAAGAATTTCTCATAATGATCAGGATTTTGCTTAAATGCATTGAGGCACACACTACTCTCAATCTCACCAAGCTGTGGTGCAATATTTAGATTCTGTAGACCAAGAGCCTCCTTTTGTGCAACAGTCTCCTTTGAAACCCAATCACCATTGTGTTCCTTAGCAATAAATCCAAATCTGTTTACAATCGCCAACATATCCCTGAGTTTATCTGAATCAAACTCACCCGTATTTACCTTTTCCAATAGCTTTGTTCCACACTGTATGACAACATACTTGATAAGCGCAAACTGCTGAGGTAGAAGTGCTTTCTTAAGATCAGTTAAAAATGACTCAAGCTCACTGGTTGAGATCGGTCGAATACCTTCTTCAGTTCCAACTTCATATTGAATCGTTTTAGATTGAGAATAACAGAACTGTATCATTTTTATAGTGAATGAAAGTGCATCATTGTATGACTGGTACTTTTTCCAAGGGTCAATATGAATTATATTAAAGTACTTCAAATCATAAAACAATGACTGAAATCCATCATCGTCCACTAGACCTTGCCCTGGTCCACCGTGATCTCTTTCAATGAAAACATTTGAAAGATTTCTAGACCTAACGTAATCCGAAAAATCCTTAGTGGTCCAGTTATTCACATAACCGCCGGTAAACTCAATCTGGCGCCGACTCGGAATAAATGTCCACTCCTTATCTGACCCTGCCGCAATCTCAAGAACAACGTCGACTACGTTTTTACTCATCGGCCCAAGAAAAAATCGCATTCTACAAGAGGGTATCTTAGATACTCGCAGTATTTACGCTTTAAAGGGTACAAACTATATAGGAGTATATAATGAGATATGCACTCTGTTTGCGTGGAATAAGTTTTTTAGAAAATTACACCTTTGATAATCGTGGTAATATGAGCGGATACACGATTGATTTTTCACACACAGCTGAATCCTTTTATAAGAATATTATTAACCCTCTACGAGAACAAGGTCATACTGTTGATATCTTTTTTAATACATACTCCTCAAGTAAATTAAATGACTTTGTAGATATGATGAAGCCCGTTTCTGTCAAGCAAACACTTTATAATTCACACATAATGCCTGGAAATTGGACAAATATCTTTGATATCATTATTAATTCAGCACTTCTTGTTGATGACTATCAGAAACAAAATGGTTTTACATACGATCGCATTATTCTTACTCGCTTTGATGAATATATGCTGCAAAACATAACAGAACTATATTTGCCAGAAACACTCTGCACAATAAGTCATATGGATGACAATTTTCATTATTTCCCTGGCTATTTTATAGATACCTTTGTACTAACACTTTCTCAAATGAAAAGCGAAGGAAAGATTACACACGAGCTGCAAAAGACCCTTAGCAATAAAGGTATCCAGTGTCATCGTATATATCCTCCAATTGATATTAATACCTCATATCCATTCTACAGAAATATAAGGCATTTTACGACCCCCCCTGACCATTATTTTTATGAATGTTCATTGGATGAGATTCTAACAAATCCTGAATCTAAATACTATGGATTTAGATACAAACCCTATACAGAATTTACACCAATTTAAAAGGATCGAACTAAATACTTCGAGTCCTTCTTACAAAAAAGACAATCGATTTGAGCAAGAACATTATGAATATAGTGAAGATCTATCATATCAAATAGTACAAATCCTCTTTCACTCATAAATGCAACAACTTCTGCTAACAAAGGAGAGCCTTTATTATATTGATGCAGGCTCACTTCGAGAAGTACAATTTCAGCATTTGCCATTGATACAGATGCTCCTTCTAAAATTAGAAGCTCTGAACCCTGAGTATCAATCTTAATAAAATCAGGTAATTGAAGTGAATTCTCTTTTACAACCGTATCTAGACGCTTCATAGTCCTCTTTTCAACAACACACGTTGAATTTACATCATAGTGTTTTGAATTCTCAATAAAAATAGAATTGCCTGTGGTATATTGAAACTTTGTCTTATAATACTCAACTTCCTTTCCATCTTCATTTCCAAATACCTCAAAAAAACTAGGATTTTCTGTAAGAAACGACTTTTTATCTAAATCTGCTTCAAACTGAAAATAGAGTGAATTGGGAAATATAGGCTTTACTTCTGCTGTCCAAGTGCCTTCGTGTGCACCAATGTCGTAAATCACTCTTGGATTAAAATTAAATAGATCACGAAGAACACATAAGCGCTTACTAAACATATGTTTTATATCAGTATTAGAAGTTTAAACCTTTACATATTTAGCTGCTCATTATCATCTTTTATATTTGACTTTTCTAATAACTTATTACTCCTTTGAAAGAAGTATGCTGGATCTGACCAATAAAATTTAAAGCTTGGAAATGTTTTAAGCATGTGGCAAAATAAGTAGTCAATTGGAGCACAATAATCTACATTTCTATTGAACCAGTCTAATTGCTTAATAAGGCCTTCCATTGAAATAACAAGTGTATCTGTTGAACGAGTGCTCCACTGTCTTTCAAGTCTTACCTTATCACCAGGTTGCGTAAAATCTTCTGTATATCCAAGATTCCACATTTGGACTGCATCTTCTCCAGTACTACCATAATGTACCAAGTCCCAAGAACCCTTTTTTTCTTTTAATTTACTAAATAGATCACCCACATCTAAATGATTAGGAAGTAAGTCAACATCACTTTCAAAGATGCAAAACATCCCATCAATAAAATTCTTTTCAATATCTTTTAGAGTTTCAATATAATTGAGCGTTAAAGATAAGTCAGCTTTTCTTAAAACTGTTCTATTATGCCCAGGAAATATCATAGTATAAGGAGTATGCACATACTTATGCATCATTTCATCGGTTATTGTATGCTTATATGTTGGACAGAAGAATTTTACTTTGTCGCGATTTATATTAAGTTGAGTGATCCAATTATTTAAAAACTCATACCGAGCAGGCTCAAATTCGGGTGAGCAAATAAAGTGTATCTTATTTATAGGTGAAAACATATCTTTATTTTCAAGCAGTACACGACAATCCTTTGCAATTTCATCGAGTGTTCTCCAGTGCTCATTATTAGCATACACTGGCTGAGATCGAATATGATTATATTTATTATCATCCATAATGCATTCAAGCATAGTATTAATAATAGATGCCATTTCTTCTATTGAATCAGATTCCAAATTAAAAAATCGATCTTTATTGAAATAATCAGTAACTCGAGGGCTACCCCAATAAACAGGAATCGTATTTGCAAGAAGCCCGTGGCAGATCTTTTCAGTTATGTAAGTATCCTCACGCGAGTTTTCCATTGATACAATAAACTTGAACTGAGATACATACTCAAGAAACTCTTTTGTCTTGTATTCGTGCTGCAAATTTCCACCAATATTATTTCTATAGTGGCCTGCATATGTCACCTTAATTCCTGTTGATTCTACCATCTGTAAGAATTTATTTCTTATTTCACCATTTGGATTTGAGATAATCGCAAGGACTTCATTACGAGGCATTGCTACCGTATCAGGTAAAGGCTGCTTGAGCCGATCTGTATAGTTATTACAATACAGATATGAAACAAAGAGAGGACAGTTTACAATATTCTTATGATTTCTCATTCCGTGAAGTACAATAGTATATTCATCTGTATTAGGGTGAATGCGAGACTCGCCTGAATACAGAATACTAAACTGCCATTTTTTTGCTTTAAGAACTGAATCTCTATAAATTGTTTCAAGTAGAATCTCACTATCTTCTAGAGTACCAATTGTACACTCTGTCTTAAAAATCTTAGTACAAAGATCCAAAAAGAAATCAACGTGATTCCCATTAGTTTTTTCAAAGAACCCTGACCAAAATGCATTAAAGTATATGCGCATTCTGCTTAAAAGCTATAGATAAAGTTTAAGTAGAATGAAGGTTGCTTTTATTTCTAATAAACTTACGCTTAGAGGAACTGAAATTGCACTCTACAATTATGCAGATTATAATGAAAAATATCTGAATAATGAATCTATTATTATTACTCGTAGCTACGACTATCTTTTTGCGCAAAATTCACTCTTTATTCATCCTGATGCTTACACAAAGTTCAATAAACGCTTCAAGGTTTTTTACTATGAACATGAATCTGATATTGAAAGAATTGTAGCCAATGAGAATGTTCAAGTAGCATTTATTGAAAAAGCAGGAAGTTGGGATAACATTATGCCTCGTAATTGTTATAATATTATTCATTGTGTATTTAGCACATTACAGCCACACGGTAATGTCTATTGCGCATTACACGAATTTTTAAATGATATATGCGAAACAAATGTCCCCGTTATCCCGTATATGGCTACTATTGAAGAGGCTGAAGGCGATTTACGTGAATCCCTAGGTATCCCTAAAGATGCAATTGTATTTGGAACATATTCAGGAAAGGAATGCTTTGATATTGACTATGTACGAAAGGTAGTTGAGACTGTTGGTTCAGATCCTGCATTTTCTAATATCTATTTTATTTTTATGTACATTGATCCATTTGGATCTCCATCCGATCATATCAAGTTTCTTCCTGGAACAAGTGATTTGATCTACAAGAGAAAATTCATTAACACTTGTAATGCTATGCTTTATGGTCGAAATGGAGGTGAGACATTTGGCCTTGCGTGTGCTGAATTCTCTCTGTGTGATAAGCCGGTTATTGGACGCGCTGAAGAACACAGTAGAGCTCATTTGATGATTCTAGGAGATGATATGATTAAGCATACAAACTATGATGAATTGTATGAGATTGTGACTCAATGGCCAAAGCACAATAAGGATGTCAGTAAGAATGGCTACAAGAAGTATACACCTGCCTATGTTATGAATATCTTTAATCAATACCTACCTAAGTAGAATGACGTAGCTTACGATAGAATGAGAATTCTACAAATCGGAGCTTCTCATCCACGGAATGAAGAATTTTTTCAGAGACTCTGTGCTAAACGAGGATATGAATATCTTCGATCAGGAGATCCAAATTGCCCTGATAGAGGGTTTGATCTTGTCTGGTCGCCTGGACACTGGTTCAATCCTGATCGATTTCCAAACTCAAAAATTTTATATGGACCGCAGTTCTGGGTGTTTCCAACTCCTAGCCATCCTATGTTTTCTGAGGCTCGCCCTGAGCACGGAAATCGCTGTATCTTTACTTGTTTATCGCCTTGGGTTCAGACACTGTATCACGAATTTATGGATATTTCGGCATCTGCCATACCTTTCGTACCTTTACCCTTTGGTGTCAATATCCCACCTCGTCTGGAAAAAGGTCATATTGAACTGGACTGTATTATATACTTTAAAAATCGCGACCCTGCACTCTTACAGTTTGCTACCGAATTTCTGCAGATGAAAGGCCTTCGGTTTCGTGTCTTTTCATATGGATCTTATAAACTAGAAGAGTATTGCAGAGCCCTTACAACGTGTAAATTCGTTGTTTGGATTGGCACTCACGAATCACAAGGATTTGCTCTTCAGGAGTGTATGGCATCCAACACTCCTGTCTATATCTATTCTGTAAAAACGATGAAGGAAGAATTTGCCAAGGGTGAGTGGTGTTATGACGGATATTCGCAGCCATTGAATGCGATAACGGCGTCCTATTGGGATTCAAGGTGCGGCACCATCGTTTTCTCTCAAGATGAATTCTGTCGTGAGTTCGATGGCTTTGTTGGAAATCTGAAGCAGTATGCGCCTTGGGAGTTTGTTTCTGAAACTCTTTCAGATGACGTGTGCTTTAAGAGAATTTGCGATGCCTTTGGTATAGATGCCTGAGTATCCTATACCTTCGACAACAGGGTTCACCGTCTATACCAAGACAGACTGTAAGTACTGTGGTATGGTCAAGGAGCTTCTTGAGGAGGAAGAGGCCCAGTATGTGCAGTGTGATCAGTACTTGGATGCAAAGGAAGCGTTTCTGGCATTTATCGAGTCCAAGGGCGGTAAGGGTCATAAGAGCTTTCCTATGGTCTTTTACAATGGAACCTTTGTAGGGGGATTTACGGAAACACTCAAGTTGTGCAAGAAGAAGAGTATGTAAAAATTGAAGGAGGCCTTATGAAACTTTGTTTTTATCAATGGATCTGAGTCCAAAGAAGTTAACACGATATGGACTTGATGCATCTAAATACCCATCCAGGCTTGGAGCACCTTGGAAAGATGAAGAGCTTATTCAGCTTCTTACTTCTGTAAAGAACAAGGAAAGTATTCAAGAGATTGCCAAGAAACATAGTAGAACTGAAGGAGGAATTATTTCGAGATTACGTTATCTTGCAGCTGAATATTATATAAACGATGATAAAACAATTGAAGAAATTAAAGTAATCACTGGACTTGATAAAGAATCGATCATTGATGCTATACAAAGGCGCGAATGGGCAGATAGTCAAAAGGAGAAAAAGGCAGCTCAGAAAAATGAGCTTCAACAGCTTGAGGCTGAATCAAAGGTAAAAAAGATAGTTCCCACATATCCAACAAGTACTCCTAATCCGCCTGTTAATCATCAAGAGTCTATTATTGATCTTAATAATAACAGAGAAATAATCTTAATGACACTCTCACTTGTTATAAAACTGCACGAAAAGGTCGATCACCTCACATCTAAGATTCTGTAGATTCTCAAAATGCCTCCAGCCAAGGCGCCCTCTCATCCTGCGGCAACCCAACCTCATCCATCAATTCCGTTGCGAGCCTCACCTTTTCTTCTGTCGACAGATCCTTTTGCGATAGACTCGCGATCTTCTCCTGAAAGTACTGCATATTCGATGACGGCGGCTTGATCGTCTCATCAAATCCAACGAGTACATTGGCCAGGCGGCTCAGATGACCCTGTGCGCACATTCCAACCGATTCATAACACTCCTCCCAAAGTCGCTTTGTAAGCTCAAGACGAATGTCTCCCTCATACGTCTTGATCTTAGCCCAAATTCCTCGCAACGCCTTGCGATATTCAAAATCACCCTTCTGAATAACCGTAGGACAATTACCCCACTTTCGCATATCCTCATAGACCGGCGACAGAAGATCAATGCAATTCGGAACCGCGTCAATCCAAGCATTGAAGATCTCATCGACTGTCTTCTGACCCTGAGGCACTGCCGTATTCCGAATGATCGTGATGCCATCATTGGTCTGATTCACAACCGCCTGCGTGTGAACATTCTGACCATCATCAGCAAGCCCTGCAAGACCATCCTTCTTGAGCACCTTCTTGTTCTCGAACTCCTCAGCAATCCACAGATCAAGGAGATCATAGAGTCTCTTACGAACCTCATAGAATGCGTAGAACTGTACCTCGTACTCAAGTTCATACAGTTTGAGATCAAGATTCTCTTTCCTTATGATTTCCCAATTATGCTTCTTTCTAAAGTACATATAGTCTAGCATTTCCTTTTCAAAGCGATCCATAATCTGCCACTTGAATTGTGGACTTGTCTCAGGGTATACTCCCTTGTTCCGCATAACCTCCAAGGCATACTGCTCAATTACACCCTTCAATGTCTTGTAATCAACATTATTATTCCACTTGGCATAAAACTCAGACTCGTATTTACTCTTGATATTCTTAGAAGGCATCTCACCTTCGCATACCTTTTTGCCGTGCTATGACCACTATCAATTTTTTACGTCTAAATACTAGTAGATATCTGTAAGAAATGAATTCGATTCTCCCACTCGGAGCCCACTGTAATATAACGTTTGCATTGCAGAATCTGAAGCTAAAAAAAGAGACCTCTCTCTTTGAATGGTTTCAATCAGATTCTCTTGCAACGATAACAAAAGTAGTCAAAGCAATTCATCAAAGGATTGATCCAGGGCTTGTCAAGGGTCTCAATAAAAATATTCATTTACTGACTCCCGATTCAGATCTTTTCTCACACCACTACTCCGTACTTGAGTACAGGCCTATCTTTCAAAGGCGAGCCAAACGATTCTTGGATACAGTAAAGCAATCGAATCGCCTACTCTGTATTCGTTTGAACCCGTATGATCGAACTACATCGCTCAAAGAAATTCGAGATTTTGTTTCTATCATTAAAGAAATAAATCCCACTGTTTCCTGCACCTTTCTTTTAATCAGTATAGTTCCTGATGCAGAAACATTTTTGCCAATGGAACTCGAGGGTCTTGTTCACAAGTGCTTTCTTGAAAGAGACTATATCGACAAGTATATGCAAAATGAGCCTGTTTTTTACGCTGCCTTAAAGTCCTATCTCGTTGAACTAGACTGGCCCCTTGAACTTGTAGACAAGGAATTTACAGATAAGTCGTAAAAATGCAGTACTAGTAGAATGACGTATAAAATGAAATATAGAATTTACATTCTATGTCCCATTCTTAGTGCAGTAAAAGCTAAAATGAACTATGCTCGTCTTGATACCCTCAGTCGTGAGAAGCAAGCGAAGTGTGTCTATGAAGGTGAGCTATCCCACACTTTTATTTACGTTGTTGAAATCGGTAAAGATACTGTTCTCGATTTTGTTAACTCTCTTCCAGCGCCACTTTCAGTTCTATATATTCATTACGGCCCCGATTTTATCTACATTAATTGCCCCATTTACAAATGTACATACCCGTGCCATTCAAAAAATCTTCTTGAGATTGATCTGTACTGGGCAGCAACGAAGATTGAATGGGCTTCTCTCAGATCTAATGCTCGCGGATATAAAGTGCATCACCCCAACTTGCACCAGTCATACTTATCTGAACACGACTTAGCCCGTGACCTTGTAAAAATAAGTCCATCTCAGATAATTCACTGCATCCCTGATACACCTGCGCCGTGTTAACTTCCGTATAGATCGCATCTGCATAGTTAATGTACTCGCCCATACTCTTCAGAACATCCAATTCCTTGCCCTGAATATCAAGGTTCCAGAAATTACACTCCTGAATCGGAACTTGATTCTTCTCTACATAATTTCTTCCCGTCTGAGTCATTACCTTCCTATTTTCACTTACGAATATATGAGGATAATGTGATTTGTGAGTGCCAAGAGGCAAAAGACTTGACGACTGTCCATTGTTTGTAATATGAAACTCCACTTCCTTTTCCTCATTATCCAAAGCAGCACAGACTACATTTGGAATTCCCTTTGCATTCATCTGATCAACCTTCTCCTGAATCGCATCTACCCAGTAAACCTTTGATCGCTCAATACCCTCGTTTTCGTAGGCCTCTAGCTCTTCACATTCGTGAGCACCAATATGTAGAATACCTCTAGGAATCTTTCCATAAAATAACATTGCGGCGCGACAATTTGAAAAAGGAATAAGCATTGTGCTTTTCTACTCCTTTTTTATCTTCCTAGTCTTTAGACAGAAAATGAATCTAACTAAATACTTATTTGCTCTCTATATGTCGGTAGTTGACGCAATTGTATTAACACTACTCAAATCTCATAAAATTGGAATGATCAAAGGATTTTGGGTCTTTCCTCTTTCCTTTATCGTGTATGGATTTCAATCTATAATGTTTTATATTGGTTTAAGTTTCGGGTCAATGACAGTTTTAAATGTACTTTGGGATGTTATTAGCGACGTTCTTGTATCACTCATCGGCGTCTATTTCTTCGGCGAATCTCTGAATACCATACAATGTATAGGACTTGTTCTTGCACTAACAGGCATAACTCTATTAGGAGTACACGACGGCGATGGTGAGAACAGTAAAAAAGATGAGTAATTTTTTTGATTTGTTTGTAGTTTGCAGAATCTTTACGCGTCGTGATCAAAGAAGCCGTGGCGCTGGTTGTTAATCAGATGACTGAAATACCGATCATTCTGATTGTTGGTCTCGATCATCTGCTGATCGATACGCGAAATGCGAGCTGAGCGGCGCGGCGCCGGCGGCGGAACAGCCGCTGACGATGCATACGCAGACCGCGGCGGAGTCGCATAGAAATCAGCGACCGTCGCCGCCAGGTTATCAGGATTCGGCGGGTTGACAGGCGTCTTTGACGGAAGGCGCTCAACATCCTCAAGATTGTCAAGTCCCATACGCAGCAGGTCGTGCACGTGCTCGCGGACATACACCTCCTTGATCGAAGCAACCGAGAAGAGAACGCGCGGCATCAGCGGTACATTGACCTGGATATTCTCGTAGCCATCCTCATCAAGACTGAAGCTCTTCAGCAGAAGATAGAGGTAGTTGAGGATCTTATCCTTGGACGCAACCTCAAGACGGTGAGAGACCTTATCGCCATTATTCTGGTCGTGCAACGTGATCTCAAACTCATTCAGATCGAGGTTCAGACGAACCCTGACCATATCATCCTCCTTCTGGTTCTTCGTGTTCTTGATCATAACAACATCCATCGAGCAAGGAGCGTAAGTAGGCAACGTCATTCTGGGTATACTTAAAAACTAGGGGCCAGCCCGTTCAATTTTTGTTCGCGATTTTTTTCATACTCACCACTCCTGATAGAAGCATCCGTTCTCATACGTGAAGAACTCCTGAATCGCATCCTTATTGGCAACTGAAACACTATATATCTTACCCTGAATCTCAATCGTACACGTCCAGGTTTTGCCCTTCTTTGACTGCTGTAGCTTGTCCTTAATCTCCTGAACAAGAGACCCCTCTAGAAAGACAATCGAGTTGTGGTCTACCTTATCACGGTAGTCTCCAGGAAACCAGAACTCAGGAAGAAACTCTGAGCCCACCCGAAAGCAAGGCGGAACCGATCCATAGTCATCAATCTCCGCGTAAGGAAAGACTACACCTTGATCCTCGTGCCAGAACAGAAGGCCTTGATTCCTATAGCTGCGCTCCTCAAGCCACCAGAGAATATCACCGTGCTGCACCTTAAGATTGTAAGTCTTGATCGCGAGGTCTGCCCAGTACTTAAGATCATTGCTAGATAGATCTTCCCAGTCTGGCTTCAGAGTCTTGTAGATCGCCAGATCGCTTTGCTTGTAGCCAGGGCGTGATTTGATCTCTCGCAGAAAGAGACGCTCCAAAGTCTCTGCACGAATAATCGTCTCAGACATTTTGGATTAAGTATGCTCTAGTGATAGTATGTCAATAGTTCAATTTTATTTGGATTAATATGAGAAGAGTGTAGTTGCACGACCTCCATAAATACGTAATATATTGTACGTCTGGGCAAAGATATACGTTATATAGCGATTTGTAAAGTCATCATTGATATTCTGAGTCTGACCGTGAAAGCCTAGAGTCAGCTGAGCGTGCTGAATCTTATCCAGATTCGCTTCGCCCGCAGGTAGTGAAATAGGTCGCATTCCACTCTGCAGACTAAATGGCAAATTATAGTAATATCGATTGACCCAGGGCGCCTTTCGCTGCTCCATCGCCGGTATCAGAGACCGAAAGAGAGCTACGTTTTCAGTACTATACCTCGTCAGAGTTTCCTCGTAAGTAAGTGAAAGCCAACGTATCGGCTCAGAATCTCTCGTTACAAATCCAGGTCTTAATGAAGATCCATAGATACGTTCACTCATACCACTCGCATCAGGCCACCAAGGACCATTCGGAAAGAGTGTATTGCTTAGATCACGCGTCGCCAGAAAGGGTGCATTATAGGATGCAGCCTCATAGCGATTACAGTAAAAAAAGAGGTCGCGCGTCGGATTCGGAACAAACAAATAGGTTCTCAAGAACGTGTTCGACTGATTATCGGCCGGATCAAAGGCATAATGCTGCACAATAGGAGTCTGAATATCAGCAATACGAAATCGGTTTGCTTCAGGCTTGTCTAGATAGATGTATTCAACAAGCAAATAGGCACCTGTTATGTTTAACGGAGACGGAACCGAGACACCTGGTATTTCCGAAACCAAAGGTGGATTGTACAATAACGGATTCAAGCCATTTAGCAAGTAGCCGCTTGGATTTGCCTGATAGAATTTAGCAGCTTCAAGAGGCCATAGATTGCCTCCTGCAACCACAGTACTTGCCTGAGGGTTTACACCCGTCGTAACGATAGACGGAATGACAGTATTATTGTAAGTCGAATTCAGATTTTGAATACGAGAATCAGTATAATACAATGCTGAGACCGGATTGTAGGATATATTGATACGAACTTCGTCTACATTGAGAGCATCAATCGGCAGCGCTGATGCAGGATCATCTCTTGTAAACCAGAAAGGCAATGGCGTCACCACCTTCTGCGAAGTCGTATTGACGCCAAAACTCTGCTGATTAAATCCATTATCAGCTCGGCAAAGCTGCCTATTTGCCTCCACTACCTTTTCTAGCGGTGTCTCAAACTCATCTAAGACTTCCATCAGATTCCCTGGAATTGAGTCAATCAATGAGCCACCAATAAAAAGACTTGCTTCATTAATGAGTGCGTGCCCAAGACTATTCGTCCAGCTAAAGTAAGGTCCAGCAAAGTTGCTACCTGCCGCTTTCTGTGCAGTAAGCTGCGGAGTTGAAATATCAGGCATCTGAGTCACCAAGTAGACTCTGCCAACGAGTTCACCGTGCACAGGAATACGAGCAACTGCAGTCGTTCCAAAGTTTGGCAATGTATCAAAGTCAATCTTAACCCACTGCGTTCCATATCGCCCCGCCTTGACAAATACGCTCTGAAATGAATCTAAACTCGGTTGATCCTTTGGCGGCTGAAGTCTCTCATCCTGAATTCCTGTAGAAATGACTTTCAATAGGCTCGCGACCATTTCTCCTTACTTGCCGCACAGGATTTAGACGGCCGGGCTAACCGCTCTAGATCGAGTTATGATTTGATACGGAGTGTAAAACGTTGCCTGTTTCATATGCTGCTTGCACGTATGAATTGATGAAAGAGGCCTAGCCTGACTCTGTGCAGCATTGTGTCTGCACTTCTTACCTGAAACGCACGTTCCCTCACACTTGTAGCGGTACTGCTCTCCCACCTTGACCTTATTTAAGAGCCACGCCTTGGAGGAATCATTGAAGAAATCAGCAGTAAACTCAGAGTTGCCTGCTGCCATCTTGACTATAGCAACTATATGTAATTGACCTGCATCAATTTTTTAATCAATAAACACCTTATTGCAGATTCCATTTTCAAATCGCAACCACTGGAGTCCAAAGACAAAGACGTGGACCTCCCACTCCGTATCATCCGAGCCTCCAGGAGGCTTGACTTCCAATGTTAACCGTAAAGAACTTAGACGACTCGCATTCATTGTTCCACTCGGATTGTGCTCACCAGGATGAGCAGCAAATGAATATCCGTAAATAAATGAATCATAGGACACCTTGCCCCCTTTGTGTGCACGGCCAATATGAGACCGAAACCATTCTTCATCCTTGTAGATAATGTCGATTCCATTCGCCTGTAGCCGTGCTTTTGACAGTAAAGGAACAAGTGGAGCAAAGGTCGGATTATAGTCCTTTTCTAGAGTTGCACTAAAGTTTGTCCAGTCATTGTTCAATGTTATGGCAGCCTTTCGTCTTAAGACCCAAAGAATCTCTTCAACCGGTGAATTCGCTTCGAGTGGAAGCTGAATGGTAATTGTATCATTCCCTGTCTTATTTACTATATACTTCATCGGCTCAGTAAAGTCAAATTGCTGAATTTCTCTGTATGCGCGCTCAAAGGGCTTGTGAAACAATGAGTCGCGATACGGGCCATCCACAAGGATACCGTACGATAAAAGCTGAATATTCCGTAGCTGTGGGGGATACTGTCCTGTCGCTATGGTCTTTGTTGGAAACCCAATAATTCCTGTATCTGTAAAGCTAAATATTTTGTTCATCGGAGTATCTGTACACGAGGCTCTAGAACCTGAGGCAATTCGTACAATCTGATCAAATCTCTTAAGAGTCACGCGCACTCGAATGGTTCCATCGCGGCACGCAAGAATCGGAAAGGTCTCCTGAATACGCTCACGTAGTAGCGAAAAAGCTAGAGGAACCGTAATCCATCCATCTTCCGTAGGAAACACACGAGTCGGCGGCCAGGCTTTCATATCAGAAATCGAATAGCGGCCCTCTACCGATGCACCTCCAAGCTGCGTATTCAAATCTGGAAATAGGGCTGACACAACCGCACACGCATCCCCCGTTATCCTCTCAAGAACCTGGTCATCCATCTCCAGTGTTGCTTCTTCAAGCAAAGAAGTTCCCAATGAATTACTATACGTCCACATTGATGAGGGTGTAGTATACTGATAGCGATTGCTTGTTATAAACTGTTGCTGAAGAGCTGTAAACCACGAGGGTAGTTGCACCTGAATAAAGAGACCCTGTAATAAATCACCACAATCAATACTGTCTATTTCAAATGTAAATGTCTGACCGAGTTCAGCGGGTCCAAGAAATGTGAACTCGCGAAAGACTGACGAAAATGGAATGGTCTGTTTTAATTCTCCACGATAGAAACGAGTTATATTTGCCGATAATGGAAAAAAGAGTCCATCTTGGTCATCGCGGCTCACTAAATCCAGTAGTGTTGTTGCTTGTCCTCTTGGTGTCTTTGTTCCATAACTGTCCTTTTGAGTTATATCAACGGGCATCCGCTCTACTTGGTGCCCGTGCTTCCAAATCCGCCAGATCCGCGCTCGGTCTCGTCTAGGCTATCCACATAAACCACCTTGTTAATCCAACCCAGATCTGGTGCAAGAATCTGAAAGAGCCGAGTTCCAGCGTCAACCGTCGCTAGATTTGATCCAATCGAGACAATCGGAGCCTTGAGCTCGCCACGATAACTCTTGTCAATGATTCCACGACTGTTTGCCATCATAAACCCCGTCTTGAAGATGGATGACCGGGGCTCCAGAGTATAGTGAGATCCCTGCTCAAAGGTATCCCCGTTAGGAAGGGTCGTGCACTTGATCATTCGAGCCTTGATACCGAGCGGTGCAAGAACTGCCGAAGGAGTAGCAAACTGCTTTCCAACAATCCGGACGTCATAGCCTGCATTATCAGCGAGCAGATTCTCAACTGTTCCTACTGCAGGGTAAAACGCTGCACCCTCAGGAAGCACTACAATCTCCAAACGATACATCGGATCAGAAGCCATACCTGCTGTAGCAGCAAGGCCAACGGTCAATTTTTGGCTGGGTGCTAAATTTGAATGCAACCGTGCCTTACTTTTCAGGTATTCAGGCAAGATGAGTTCAATGGAGTATCTGATCCCTACTGATGATCAGCCTCCCAAGAACGTTGAGGAGGCTCATCATATGATTAAGTTTCACGTTAAGATCTTTGTACTTCTAACTACGTTTCAGCTTGTCGCCATTCTTGCCAACCAGCCGTTCCTAGCCCTCAATATTGTCTTCTGCCTGTATATGGTTTCGTATCAGATCTGGCGGTGCATTGTACTCATCAATGATCACTTTGCCCTGCGTGCCATTGTAGATCTAGATGAGGATGAAGATCTGGATGGTGAGGAGGAGCAGGAGCAGGATGGTGAGCAGCAGGATGGTGAGGAGGAGCAGGAGCAGGATGATGAGCAGGATGATGAGCAGGAGCAGGATGAGGATGGTGAGTGTGAGTGTAAGGAAGGCGAGTGCCAGTGTGAAGATGGTCAGTGTGAGGATGAGGATGGTGAGTGCGAGTGTGATGAAGAAAAGGACGAGGCTGAAGATGTAGATATGAATGGCAATGTCGCAGATGATGAGGGAGCTGTTGCTATGGATGTCGTAGAAGAGCTTACTGATCTGCCTGTAAATGACACCGGTGCAGATGGAATTGGTACTGAGGATGCAGTCGAGCCTGTTCAGGAAGTAGTTGCAGCAGCAGATGTTCCTATTCCTCAGAGTGAGGATGAAGAAGTTAAGCCGAGGCCGCGTCGCCGCCGCCGCCAGGATTAGTTAGCAAACCGTAAAGATCCCCGACCCTCTGAAACAATATAAAGACCCCAGCCAATCGTTATGGCACGAATATATGTCCTTTTTTGACTCGATACGGATGATGGCAACGTATCAATAATATCCATATACAGAGTCGGTCGATCCGCCTTCGTAAAGTTAATTGTTCCAGACGGCTCTCTTTTTTCAGGTGCCCTATATCCGAAGCAAGGCCCATACGAGACTGAGAGCCAAGAAATATGTAGGCCCGAAGTCTTTTCAGCTTTCGTTCCAGGCGACAGATTTTCCCAGATATCCGCCGGCCACTCCGTCTCACGATCCTTACCTGCAACAATAAGCTTCATCGTATTGTAAAAAGCTCCCTGATTGTAAGGATTCTGTAAAGACCAGAGGCGATTTCTATCGACATCGTATTGAGACTGAAAAAAGACAAGTAGACCTTCCGAAGGATGCCGTCCATCAATACGCTTGGTAACGTAAGAACTCCCCCCATTTCCAACAGATACATAATCATTCGGATCCAGCGTCAACAGATTCTCAAACGGTCTCATAAACGGAATTTGAATCTCATTCTTCTTCAATTCATTCTGCAAATCTTGACGTACATACTGTTGCGTAGTCTCAAGAGTAATAACAGGTTTACCGATCGTCTGACGAGATAATGGTACTACAGGAAATGAATTATTATTGACATCCTTGCAGACCAAGTCAGTCCGTGTCCAAGGAGTCGGCTTAACTTGCTGATCTGAACTCTCAACCAGATCTTCAAGCTTACGAAGCTTGCAACGAAGTCTGTATTTCTGACCCGGAAGAGCGACGAATGGAAATCCACCATCATCAGGGTGCGCTGCACCGATCAAAGGAAGCCTCAAGTACAGTTTGATTGGAGTTGCATTGTGCTGTATATCTAAAACAGATCCCGTGTGAGCACCAAACTCTTTTAGAGCGAGCGCCTCTTGATTTAATGTTCCCTGCAAGTGTGTCCACGCATATACGAAATCTCCCGAGAATTCTTGAAGCAGCAGCTGATCTTGGTAGAACTGTATAGATTCAAAGAGAAATGCGGCTATACCCTGGCAGTATCCATACGAAGCACCGTTTGCGTCTCGAATGGTCGTAGTATTGTTCAGATTCGCAAAATAGATCGGCAGCCACGTAGGTAGCTCAACCGTCAAGGCGACCGACTTCAGAACATCCCCGAAGATCTCAAACTCCCACTCGACTGATCGGCCAAAGTCAACTGCATTTAGAGCCTGTGTCTGACGAGTCTCATTAATCGTTGCAGGCCAAGTGTCCATCGTATAAGAAAATGGCACTAACGCATCCTCCTTTTGATTCAAAAAAAAGACATCTTTCTGGCCTCTCGCAACGAGTTCGTAAAGAGACCCTTCAGACGATGTATTCGGTCGCTCCATCTAGTCTAGTCTAGGGTAAATCTGATTAAGCAGTTCTAAGGGACAATTCGAGTTTCTTTCTTTATTTCTAGAGGTCCCCTGTCTTCATACTTCTTTTTCCACTCTTCCTCATTCTTGTACAAGTCGCCGAGAGGGCCTATTTCCCTAAGACTATTATCTGATTCCACACGAACAGTAGAGATTCGTGTCGACCCAACGAACATTCTCAAGTATGTATTTACCCGCGTTGGCCTGTAGATAGAACGGCAATCCTTGTGATCTGTAGAATTCCATCTCTCATTACAGTACTCGCAATATTGTTTACTGTTTGTCATTCTATTGGCCAACAGTAAATAATCTACGTCAATTTTAGATGAGTGCACCAAAAGGTATTTTGTATGTAAAGGAAAATTTTAAAGAGAAAAACACTAAAAATAAGGCAGGTGTATCTAACGCTGTGAAAAAGGCATTGGCTAAAGCGGAAAAAAATGCGGCTAATGCTGCGGCAAATGCGGCTGAATTTGAAAGACAGCAGGCTCTTGAACGACAGCGAGAACTTGAACGGCAGCAAGCTCTTGAGCGACAGCGAGAACTTGAACGGCAGCAAGCTCTTGAGCGACAGCAAGCTCTTGAGCGACAGCAAAAAGCCCTTCAAGAAGAGCTGGCTAGGGGAGCTATTGCAGGTTCTAACGCAGGATTTGGTTCACAGAATTCGGCAGTAGGTCACACACCTATGCCAGGAGATTCATTCGGAGGTGGTCGCAGAAGACGGAGAAGTCGCAAACATCGTAAAACCACTAAGAAAAGTCGGAAACACCGTAAGTAAATTTGAAAGTCAAGTAAACATTGCGTCTAGTAGATTCAATGTTTAGTCGTGAATACCTACAAGAAATGGGTAAGGAGTATGAGACCGCAATCATCAATCGCGAAATTGACCTCTTTGTTTCCTACATCAGGGAAGGCATTCTCAAGTATGCAAACCTCGGAAGTAAGATGATCAAGTTCCCCCTTCTAGATCGTGGCGGTCATATTCAGCACGAGCCAAATGGAACACTGAATAAGTACAACCCTGGTCCTATTCCTCAGTCCTATGTTCCCGAAATCATTCGTAAACTAAAGACTATATTTCCTGACACTGACTTTATTCCTTCCGATGGTATGCTCTATGTTAATTGGGCCTAAATCGTTGTAAAGATTTCTGGAACACCACCCCTCTGTGTCGGATCAATCGAAAATGTAGGAAGCACTAAGAGTTCCTTCGATTCTATTTTTTTAGTCATACGATACTTGTAGACACTTTCAGCGTGTGGATTGTATCCATTCGCATCTTCCATATTCAGATCAAACATCATCGGAAAGGCCTCATTGCTGCAGCCAATTAGTTCACAGCGACCTGAATCAGACTGACTTATAGCGTGGTACTGCTTCAGATGAGTACGCTGTAAATAGGACTGCAGTCCAGGAATATAGTACCTTCCTGTTATTTTAATAATGAAATCAGAATCCTGTAAAAGTTTGCTGTGTTCATACGCATACTGAACAGCAAAGGCTTCGTGGTCTCCCTTATTTTTAATTTCCTTCAGATATTCTGCTCCTTTTAGTGTCTCTTCAGTAAAGGTTATTACCTCAAATCGATCCTTATACTTGATCTTTTCTTTTCCTAACTCTTCAAAGGTGTATCCAGAGTTTTCAACCACGACCACTTTATACTCTGTATTTTGTAGCCATTTCCGAATGGCTTTCAAATAGGTCTGTACTCGTTCATCCTTATCACTCTGAGCAACAAATTTCATATCTTTCTTTACAGATACAGTAGTTGTTAGCAGTATACAAATATCATTATTTACCTTATAGTGTTTGAATAAAAAGAGAACTAGGACTACTGTACAAACTAAATAGACAAGAAAGAAATTCATCTTTCTACTCTATTTAGTCTAGGGAAATTGTCCAAAAAATGAATGCTGCCTTGCACCTTATGTCCGTACACTAATGCGTCTCATTATAGTTGAATCTCCTGCCAAATGCCAGAAGATTCAAGGGTTCTTAGGACCCGGTCATACCGTCATTGCCTCAATGGGACATATTCGAGCGCTCGCTCACGATCTTGATGCAGTAGGAATTAATAACAACTTCGAGCCCACATATGAGTTTCTCAAGGAGAAGGCCAAGGCCATTAAGCAGCTCACGGATGCCGCCAAGGGTGCAACTTCCGTTATTCTCTGTGCTGATGATGACCGTGAAGGTGAGGCCATCGCCTACTCGGTTGCAGTCCTCCTGAAATTGAATATTGCAACAAATCCTCGTGCAGCCTTTCGTGAGATTACACGTAATGCTGTACTAGACGCGGTTGCAAATCCCAGGACCATCGATATGAATCGCGTGAATTCACAGCAGGCTCGTGCAATGCTAGATATGATGGTCGGATTCACGATTTCACCTCTGCTCTGGTCCTACGTCGGACCTGCGCTTTCTGCCGGTAGATGTCAAACGCCTGCTCTCCGACTCGTTGTTGAGCGTGAACGCGTCATTGAGACGTTCAAGAGTGAAGGGTCTTGGACTATAACTGGTGAGTGGTCTACGAGCGAAAAGGCGACTCCCGGCCAAAAATGGCCAGCCGCAATGACAGAGTCGCTTAGCGACGAGGAATCTGCACAAAACTATCTGGAAAACCACAAGGACTCAAGAGTCGGAATCGTCAAGAAGGCCGAAACAAAGCCCTGGACTGAATCTGCACCTCTTGCACTAATGACGAGCACACTGCAGCAGCAAGCAAGCAATCTGTATCACTGTAATCCGAAGAAGACAATGCAGATTGCGCAGAAACTGTATGAGGCAGGACACATAACGTATATGCGAACGGACCAAGAGACAATGAGCGAAGAAGCAGTCGAAAACGCTAAGAAGGTCATTCTGGCAAAGTGGGGGCCGACCTATGTTAAGACTGCCCCGGCCGCAGCGACTGTAGCAACTGCAGCAAAGACAAAGAAGGCGACAACGGCAGCGGCAGCTACTGAACTTCCCAAGGCCCAGGAGGCTCACGAAGCCATTCGGCCAACTCACTTTGAAAATGCCCAACTCCCGGAGGGCGAAGACTGGGGCACGTACGAGAAGAAGATCTATCACCTCATCTGGCTTCGAGCCATTCAGTCTGTTATGGCTGCTGCCAAGGGCGAGAATCGTCTCGTCACATTCGAGGCCGAAGGAGACGATGGAGAGTTTGAATGGTTGGCCAAGTGGAGGCGGACAAGCTTTCCGGGCTGGAAAGCCGCCGATGAAAAAGAGGCCAAGATTTCTGATGCGCAGGATAGCGAGTCAAATGAGGCAGATGCTAGTGAATTGGCTTGGAGAATTGGAGGAGCGTTGGCTCCAACTCAAAGAGTCTATTGGCAACTACTTCTGGCCAGACCCCAAGAATCAAAACCCCCCGGACGATACACCGAAGCCAGCCTGGTTCGCGAATTGGAGAAGAAAGGGATCGGACGACCGTCTACCTTTGCATCTCTGATCGCAACTCTTCTCGAGAAGGCGTACGTCGAAACGAAGGATATTCCACAAGAAATCAAGGAATCCAAAACCTACAGTCTGACAACTCTAGGTCAGTGGCCTCCGACACTCTCGCCATTCCAACTGAAGAAGGGAGGCGAGAAACTCAGAATGGTTCCGACAGCCCTCGGTCGTTCTCTTCTCGACTTTGCAACTCAGAACTTTCCAGATCTCTTCGCCTATGAGTTTACCGCAACAATGGAAAAGCGACTCGATCAAATTGCCGATGGCAAGGAACCCTGGAAACAAGTTTTGGGAGATACCTGGAATTCCTACAAGGACCGGCTTGCCACTTTGAAGAAGGCTCCTTCGGCGGCTGGGTCTGCCGGATCAGGAAAGGCAAATCCAAAAGTTCGGGAATTTGGAAATGGCCTCAAGGCGGTTCTCTCCGCCAAAGGCCCACTCCTTCTTCGGGAAGGTGAAACCAAAGAACAAACTGTCTTCTACGGCTGGCCTGGCTCAAAGTCCTTTCAGGATCTTTCAGAAAAGGAAGCTCTGGCTTTTATTGAAAACGCTGGCCGCCAAAAAGTTGGAGAGGCGTTCGGAGAATTGGAAGGGGAACCGATTCTCCAAAAGTCTGGAAAGTTTGGAAGTTACTTTGAATGGAAAGGAATTCGGGCATCCGCCGCGCCGGGAGATTCTCTGGAAACTGCAATTAAGAAACTTCAGGAAAAGGCTGCAGCTCCTCCTGTTCGAGTGCTCGGTCCCTTTCAGATTAGAGTGGGACAGTACGGACCTTACTTGATGAAGGCGGATGGAGGGAAAGCCAAGCCCCAGTTCGTAAATATCCCTGCTGGAACTGATCTGGATTCTCTAACAGCTCAGCAAGCTGGAGAGATGTTCGAGGCTGGACTCAAGGCCAAGGCGGCCGGAGGTGGTGGAGGTGGAAAAGGAGGAAAGGGCGGATTTAAGAAGTTCAAGAAGAAGGAATAAGTATGGATAACGGGTTCCACGACATTATGATGGCCTGGTCTGAAGATACAAATTCAAGAGATATCTATGTAATGATATATGACTGGTTAACTTTTTACAGGTCAGAGATTAAAGAAAAGGAGGAGGTAGACGATATTCTTTGGAGAATGGAAAAGGGTGATGATGTCAAGCTCATTGTAGAGGATTTTGTTACGGGTGAACGATACGCCAAATTGAGAAAACAGTTTTCCAAGTAGATGGCTGCACTTACTATACCAGATTTTCTTGCTAGATCTGCAGCACTTGAGGCTAGACTAAGAGAAGTATTACCTGAATACACATTACTTCACGATTCATACGAAGATGTAAGAAATGATGCACTTCCTGAACTCAACGGTGCTCCTGGAGGTAATATGGGAGTCAATATGAATGCTGCAGATGATCTTAAGGAACAGGTTGATACAGCGTTTGCAAGAATAATGGATGTAATTGAAGAGATTTGCGCAGTCAATAAAGTGAATTCAAATAATGAGAATTCAAATGGAAATGGAAATAATATGGAAGGTGGAAGACAAAAAAGAAAAAGACGGGCTCGCAAAACCAGACGCAGTCGCAAGTAAACCAGGTCAAAATATTGAATGATTCTTTTTTATAGCAAGAATCATAGAATGTCTGATCGTAATCCCCTCCTACCGGATGTAGGGTATCTCGTGTGTATGTCAAATCCAATTATGCCCGGATTGCTCCTGGTTAGCCACTCCCTAAATGCTCCGAATGAGAAGGCCGCTGAGCTCTTCTCTGCAGGTGTACCGATGCCGTTTCAGATTGAGATCGCCAAGAAGGTTAAGCAGCCCCAGGAGAAGGAGAAGGCCATTCACAAGCTGCTGGACAAGTACAGTGAGAGGCTGCACACGAGCCGCCACTTCTTTCGTGCAGAGAAGGACCGAGTCTCTGACTTCTTTGAACTCCTGGATGGCGACTACTGGCTGGGTGAGGCGCCTGGAGCCAGTGTGATCCTCGATACAGTAGATGTTGCAGATGCCTGGCAAACGCTTCAGAATAAGGTCTATATGCTTCTAAAGCAGGATAATCCGAAGGAGAATGCGATGAAGCTAGGGCAGACGAAGATGAAGGTCGCGAACTTCATCAAGACCAAGTACGGTGTAGCTTTCGTACCTGCCCTAGAACACGTACGTGAGGCTCTTGCGGATACAACCGTTCAGCCTAACGTTATTCCTGTATAAAAATTAGTGTTTCAAATACTCTCCATACACTTTCATAGCCGCCTTCATACCAGGAGTTTGAAACTTGTGGTATTTAGCTCGATAATACATTGTCTGTGCAACTTGCCGAGCTTTTTTGCGAGTTGCGCGTTTTAATCTTTTTAGAGTGTTTCTGGCTTTTTTTGCAGTTCCGTAGCCAGCCTTGAACATTGGTTTCATTTTTGCGTCATTAAAGACAGCCATCTACTAAAAAATGTTTTTTTGATTTATGCCTTAGGTTCCTTCTTCTTACGCGGCTTAGGAGGAGGAATCGGTAGACCCTTCTCCTTCAACTCAGCCTCCTTGATTGCCTTGCGCTGGCGGCACCACTTCCAGAAATCCTGAGAGCCATACTCTGGCATTGGGCCTAGCACGGGCTTCTTTGGCTTGGCATCCTCTTCTGCCTCCTTTATGATCGCCTGCTTTTCTGCCTCCAACATCTCAATGGCGAACTTGATCTCAGCCTGGGGAACTGGCTCATTGCGATCAGCAAACCATTCGCGAACAAGATCAATCGCCTCCCAGGAGCTCGTGTAGCGTTCAACGTCCTCACCGGGAAAGACCGGAAGTTCAAGAAGCTTTGACTTGAGCTTGAGAGTTCGCTTTGCTGCAGGAACTGTGCTAGCGCTACCAATAGCACAAACAGCTTCAAGAGACTTTGCTGCTTGTGCGGAGGCAGACTGAGGAAAGGCTTCAGCAATCGGTACTAGTTCTATCGCAGTCTTCTTCAACTTCAGAACACGCTTGGCTTTTGGCTTGGGCTCTTCTGGAGATGGCGATTGTTCTAAGGCTGGCGGTTGTTCTAAGGCAGGCGTTTTCTTAAGTTTAAGAACACGCTTGGCTTTTTCTTTTGGCTGTTGATCGGCCATTTTGGGTACTACTCATTGTAAAATATATAACTTCAATTTTTGTTTGTTTGCAGCATATTATACAGATGGAGAATTTTCCATATGGTTAACAATACTTCTAATAAGATCTTTTTCAGAGGACGTTGGTTTACTTCCAGGGAAAGAAGGTATAGGAGCAGATTGACTTTCTGATCCACCTTTTTGTCTTCTAGTTGAACGTCTTCTATGACTACGAGTTCGCTTACGTTTTCCTCCTTTTATTTCACCTGTTAATGATGATACCGTTTTAATCCATTCCATAAATACATCAAATTCATCTGGAATTTTTAAATCAGTAGGAAGAACAACAAACACTTTATTATTATCATCTTTTGAATGACTATAAATAAAGCGACTGTAAGGACAAAATAATATTTCTTGCTCGTGGCGCAGACCGCCTAGTATAGGTAAAAATGCATATCTACACGCAGGATGGACGTAATATACGTACATTCTTTCAGGGTGGACATTTCCTTTTTTTGCATTTTCTATTCTTGATGCTGCTGCAAATGCTCCTGCAAGCCAGGAATCTAGTGATGTCGAGGTAAATGAAATAAAATAATGAAATGTATCTTTATTTTCAGGTAGATACCAGCCTCCTGTTCCTCTATAGGTTGTAAACGGTGTATTCGTTGGAATCGGTGGTATTCTTTGAATTAAATTATATAGATTTACAAATATATACCACTGTAGTTTTTGTGCATATAGATCATCGTGTGTATCTTCTAAATCTGGAAAATAAGTCTGCAGCACTTTCGAAATTTTAATTAATCTTTCATACTTGTTTTTAGGATTATTTAATAATATATCATACGAAGCATTACCTGTGCGAAGAAATGTATTTAATGGACCATCTCCAAATAATGAATAATTTCTAATAAGTAATTTATCAAATTCACTCATAGGAGGTACCTCCATAGAGAAAAAAATATGAACAACGTCATCATTAGGCATAGTATCACTATCGATGGCTACATCACCTACCTGATGTTCTGCATCACGATGTTCAATTGTAGTACTTACAATTAAACCTCCCTCACGTGTTAAGGCAAATCTCTCAGCAGCCGTAATGTTAGCATCCGATGCCATATTTATAAAGGCTAAGATTTATAATCAAGCAGACTTTTGTTTCAGCAGATTCCAAGCACGCGCAAGACGCGTCAGTCCAATGCCGCCTCCGAATCTCGGAAAGAAGTCGAACTTAAGATACTCCTCCAGCTCAGCCTCTACGCGCTCCTTGCCGAATAGCTCAAACAGCTTGGCTGCATATCCACCCTCCGTAATGCTGTAAAACAAGTTGCGCATCTCCCCCCTATCAGTTGCTCTCTCAGCCGAGCCAATCGTCTCCTGACCGTACATAATGACGTCAATCTTATTGAAGATACCGCCACCCGCGTGCTTCATATTCCAGAACGGGCTCGTTCTCTCAGGGAACTTCTGTAGACTGACTGTGGCCCCCTGCTCACGCCACATACGGCTCTCGTGCTCATCTTCAAGTGTCTGAACACCACCATAGGCTACACACGTCTCGTCATAGTCCATTACGACAGGTGAAGCAAATCCCAAAAAGGAAAGAAGCTCAGACTCCATCGCTTCAAGATCCTTGAAGGTTCCGTGGCTCTCGAACTCGAACATAGGAAAGATCTTTTCGTGGCGACCGGGAATAGGCGTCTTTTCATCGCGGTAGGATGTACTCACGCAGAAGACACCAGGCCACTGAGGATTCTTGAGCAGCTCGTATTCGAGCCACATCTGACCCGTCTGAGGGAGAGGCCAGCAGGTTCCGTTAAATGTAAAGGTCGCAACGGAGTGAGGGTTCTCACACGCTGCCAGAATGGAAAGTCGAGATTGTGTGGGCACTTCTTTGAAGCCCTTTGCAACAAAAAAAGAACGAAGTCGTTCAACGAGCTCGTTATACGTTTCAGTATCTCGCATTTCCTACAGTGCATCTCAAATTAATTTAATTTGAGATACCGCAGTACTACCGTTTATCTCAAATTTGAGATAAAGCGGTACCGTGAAAATTCATTTCTAAGGAAATGAATTTGAGCGGCATCACCGTGCATCTCAAATTTCTTAAATTTGAGATGCTACGGTACAAAAGAGGCTAAGATATTTATTTCGGTAAAAAAGCTGTAGTCTTTTAATCTGTAGAGTAGTGTAGAGACAAATATGGAATCTCTCCTACAAAGCATCCGGATGCTAGAAGACTTACTCAAGGAAAAACTTTCATCACGTGAAGAAAAGGAAATTCGCGCTGAATTACTACTGCTCCAGGCCGAACTAAAAAAAGAGTTTGTGTTAACCAATCGGTTAGACACCAGGCCTCAGAATAAAGTATTTCAGTAGTTGCTGTGTGAGACCTTTGAACTCCCCAACCATTTATATCCTATCCAGCTAAGGAAGGATATAAATTGTTGTCTCCTATGCCGGCAAGATCATTACTTGTTGCTGTATGGCGCCTTATGAAAGCAGGCGCAACAATTACCAGAGAACCCTATGGAATAGTATTCGTAGTTGCTGTGTGTTCTCTTTATGATTCATAGACTCAACAGAACTTATATGTCTGCAGCCATATAAGTTCCATTGAAATCTAGAGGATACCTCATCATTAGGTTATTACCTTCTGAGTATCCGACAGAGGGCCTAATTGGTATATAGGTTGTTGCTGTGAGCCCTCTTTGTTATAGTCAGGAAGCTAGAGTTTTTTTGGCTAAAACTTGTTTGCTGTGAGCTTCCTTTGTTTCCCCGCCTGGGCACTAACACTACTGGCCGGTGGCCATTCAATTTTTGTAGGGTTTTTTACTTTTTTTATCGCGAGAGCAGCGGCATATCATTGCCCATTGCTGATCGGACACGCAGGACAACCTGATCATATCGCGCCACATCAAGCTGAGCACGCAGCATCTCCATCGGAGACGTCGGCTTCACACCATCGGGTCCCTGCGTCTGCAGTGCCTTGAACAGGCTCGGCGACAGCCACTGAGCATTGCCACTCCCTCC